AGAATTTCAAGAAAGGATTGCACCAGCTCGCGAAGATGAGCTACAAGGACGATCCACTAGATGGACAGCTTGAAGTAGATGTGTGGTTCTATCGACCAGTGCAGAAGTCGCTATCAAAGAAAGAACGTGCTAGGCGCTTATCTGGTGAGCATAGACCAACGGTAAAACCAGACTTGGATAATTATATCAAATCAGCTTTAGATGCCTTAAACGGCGTTTTATGGACAGATGATGCACGCATCGTTGATCTGCATGCTCACAAGTATTACTCAGATAGGCCGAGAATTGAGATCACAGTAAGAGAATTGTAAAACGTGGCGGGCGGGAAGTACGAAGCAAACGAAACATACTAATTTACCTCCTTTTTGTTACAGTGAAAACTTTCTTTAAAACTTAATTGCAACAGCTTTGTACTAGGGTTTTACAGGTCGATGGTGGCTGAACAAGTACCGTCGATCATTGCCAGAAGATTTTGCGAGTGGATCGGATGGCAAACAAAAATAAGACTAACTCATTGCTCAATAGCTCGCAGTGAATCAACTAATGCGTTTAGATACTCACAATATGTAGCGCAGTTTAGTGATCACGTAAACGATTTACAGCCCCACAAAGGACGTCTAAGCGGTTCGAGCCCGCTTGTGGGGCATTTGCCTAGGCAATAAATAAAACGCAAGGAGACAAGAGAATATGAACAAATTCGAGCAGATGGCGAGCAAGCTGATAAGTATGCAAGAACATGAATTAGCTAAAGAGCTAGAACGGCAGTATAAGCTAGGTTGGCATGATGGACAAGAAGCGTTAGCTGTTGAAATGTTGAACAGAATGGTAGGTGGGCACAAATGAAAAGCATGGTAAACACATTCGGTGGTGCAGTAACTCATTTAGAAAAGACTTTTAAAACGCTTGAGTTTCCAAAGATCAAGAAGCAGATTTTAAAATACATCAAAGATAATCCAGAAGATGCAGAAACAAGGGTCGCATGGGATGTCTATTTTAAAGGATCGCAAAATAAGCATCGAAGAACAGGGCAAATGTCCTATGTGTGGTATGCAGAAGATCTAGCAACTGGCAAACGTTATGAAGGCATGACTAGCAAGAAATTAGGTGAACAGATAGGTGCTACACAGGAAATGGTCAATTTTGCACATGTGCAAAGAGGACTGACGAAAGGGCGTTACAAGATAACTCGTAAAGAAGTGTCAAGCGAATTTAGACCGTCAAGACCACCGAAATTTAACTGGTTCGCAGAAGATATAGTTACTGGAGATGTGTTAGTAGCAGGTACAGCGTTAGCACTAGCAAACATGATCGGAACGTCTGAAGCTAGGGTAGTCGTCCATCGCAAGAAAGAAAAGATACTAGATGACCGCTACAAGATCACACGAGAAAAAATAAAAAAAGCACAATGAACCAAGTCATCGCGCTCTCCAATATATTCAAGATAATTTATTATAACATAGAGGAGAGCGAAAGAAATGGAATTGAGTAGTCTTTTTCCAATTGCAGATGAACGTGCAACAGCAAAGAACGTCAGAAAATTTTTCGATAAGGATTTTGAGCGTTTATTAAGGTTGGCTGATGAGCAAACAAGCTTTTTTCGCTCGCCTAATTATGACGGTATGCCAAAATCGCCAAGCACGATCAACGGTCAAGAAGAATCTGCTATCAAATACATCACAAGTGACACAGCGAAAGCAAAAAGTATCTTAAAAGATATTGATGTCGCTATCAATCACTGCAGTAAAATAAATCAGATCATCTTATTTTATCGCTATATTGAGTGTTGGCCAGATTGGCGAGTAGCTCAAAAAGTCAAATACAGCACGACACGATATAACGAATTGAAGATCGCAGCGCTAGTAGAATTCGCTGAGCGTCTGTGCGTACAAGAAAATCGTATCGATTTGAGAGAAATAAAATAATCGAAGAAGTCCGAAAATCGGGCTTTTTTTGTAAAAACTATTGACTTTTATATGTTAATAACATATAATATAAATATAAGGTTGAGGGAGGTGAGAATTTGAGACCAAGGCGAGAAAAACATAAAAAAGAGTCGCTTATCAAGTTATTATCCGAAATGTCGTTGCAAGTTATCAGCGTGATTGCAACGATAACGACAGCCCTGCAAGGCATCGAATGGATAATAAAAGTTGTTAAGCAACTCCTAAACAAATAAAAATTTGAAATGAAAGGGGGTGGTCGCCCCTTTATTTCAGTATAACTAAGAAAGGATGAAAAGTCATGGATAAACTAAAGAAATTTAATAAGCGACTATCACAATTCAATACTGGTATGCTGAAAGTCATTGGGGTTATTTATCTGATAGGAAGTATTTTGTGGGTAGTTGCAAAGTTTTTAGGAAAGTAGGATATGTATGCCCAAAGTTAGTAAGGCTCAGCAAAGAGCTACAGAAAAGTATCAAGCTAAGAATAAAGAGCAACAGCGAGTATATCGCTATCGGTCGTATGCTCGTAAGTTTATCAGAGATATTGCAAACGAAAATGATTTGAAAGAACTTCAAGAATCGATTGAACAACGTCTAAAAGAAATTCAAAAAGCGTCAAGTTAGCGTCAAAAAGGCGTCAAAATAGCGAAGAAATGTAGTCATCATATCATGCTAAGATGATATTGTCCCAATCAAAGGGATGAGTTAATTCAATTAAATAAATCTGAACGCTTAAAGCATGACGTTTGCAAAGCGTCGTTAAATAATTTTGTCAGTGTGCGTGGCATGATCCACGTCGTGTGGGCGCGTTAAGTCCAGTCCGCAAGACCGAGCGGACATAATGGCTTATCTAGTGAGCATCGTCTCTCCTAATTTTCTTTCACGATGTGCTGGTGCAATTCCAGCTTAAGCCACTTATTTTAATAATATTCTAGAGTCAGCTAATAGCTGGCTCTTTTTGATTTGTCGAGGTATCAAATGAAAAATACGAAAAGCGCAGGTTTAGTCAGTTGTAATTTTGAAGCTTATCTTATCGGTAAAATCAACAATGATTTAGAACGTGAGAAAGCTAAGAAAAGCAAGCAAATTAAAGCTACAAGGAAAAAGAAATAGTGTGCGAAAAAGATTTATTGGATGGTGAAATAAGTGGGTGGCAGAGGTGCTAGTTCAGGAGTCAGTGTAAAAGGTAAAATTTATGGCTCAGAGTATAGCTCAGTACTGACCGAGGGAAAGATAAAATTTGTGAAGTATAATGACAGCAAAAATGCAAAGACACCAATGGAAACAATGACAAAAGGAAGGATATATGCCACTTTGAATGCTAAAAATGAAGTTAGATCAATAACAATGTATGGACATGATGGTAAAAGGATAGCTCAAATCGACATTGCTGGTAGAAAGCATAAGGTGGATGGTAAATATATTATTCCACATATACACATTGGATATTTCCATGATGAACATGGCACTAGAAAACTTAATTACTATGAACGCGGATTAGTTGCTAAAGTCGTTAGAATATGGCATAATCATAACAAATAAACCAGTCGACTAACAGTGAGGTCGCGGTGCTATATCGTTTAGAAAAGTGAATCTGGAGGGGGCGTAAGCTAAAATCCGGACACATATAGTATCGAGGTGCCGGTTGAATTCCGGCCGTTTATTCAAGGACATCAGAAATGGTGTCTTTTTTTGTGCTCAAAATTAGGAGGTGGGTGATATGAAGTGACGAAAATGGACGAAGCTAAGTTAGACTACTTAGCTGGAATGAAGTACAAAGATATAGCTGAAAAATATAATGTGGCACTTAGTACAGTTAAATCTTGGAAAACAAGAAATGGCTGGCAACGTACAAAAATTGAAAAAGTTGCACGTTCTAGAAGCCCTGATTTACTTGAAGAATTGGCAGACAATGATGAGTTAACAGATAAGCAAAAAGCCTTTTGTATGTACTATTTGCAACGATACAATGCGACTTGGGCGTACCAAAAAGCTTATGGTGTTAGCTATGCCACAGCGAGTGTAGAAGGTCACAAGACCCTAAGAAACCCTAAGATAAAAAAGCAACTCACAGAGCTTAAAAAACAGCAGTCTGCTGAACTCTATGCGACAGCTAATGATATTATGCTCAACTACCTTAAACAAGCTCACAGCGACGTTACAGACGTTTTAGAGTTTAAGACAGTCAAGCGCCTTAAGTGGAATAAAGTACCTGATGATACTGGAGAGTATGAAGATGCTAACGGTCACTATCGTTTAGATCCTAAAATCGACCCGGCAACTGGTGAACAAGCATTCTACTATGAAAATCTAGTCTTGCTCAAAGACAGCAATGAGATCGACACATCTAACATCAAGAGCATTCGTATCAACGATGGTGAAGCTGTTGTCGAGATGTACGACAAGCAAAAAGCAATGAAAGAGTTGCTTGAACGCTTGCCAAGTGCTAGTGATGTAAGTGGCAAGCCTAAAACACTTATTGTAGATAGTATTAAGGAGGATGCACAGAGTGACTAACGTTGTAAAACTATCTGAACAAATCAACCCACACTTTTATAAAATGTGGCTGACTGATAAGCCATATATTATCGCTAAGGGTGGTCGTGGGTCTTTTAAATCATCTGTGATTAGTCTGCGACTGTTGGTAAGTATGCTAAAAATGGCGCAAAAAGGTCACAAAGCAAATGTGATTTGTATACGTGAGAATGCAACTTATTTGCGTGATAGTGTCTACAATCAAATTTTATGGGCGATGGATCTGTTAAATGTTTCAGACGAGTTCAGAGCCTACTCATCGCCGTTACGCATCGTTCACAAAAAGACTGGTAGCACGTTTTATTTTTACGGTGCTGACGATCCTTTCAAGCTGAAATCAAATACGGTGCGTGACATTATCGCGGTGTGGTTTGAAGAAGCCGCAAACATGAAAGGTCCAGAAGTATTCGACCAAGCGATCCCAACGTTTATCCGGCAAAAATCTAAGTACGTTGACATCGTGCAAGTGTTTTTTAGTTATAATCCACCTAGAAATCCTTACGAATGGGTAAACGATTGGGTGAATAAAAAGGAGAACGATCCAGATTATTTCATTGACACGAGTACCTACTTAGATGATGAGTGGGGATTTACTACTAAACAGCAACTAAAGCTTATCGAGAAGTACAAAGAAAACGATCCAGACTATTATCGATGGTTGTATTTGGGCGAAGTTGTTGGGCTAGGTACTAACGTCTATAACTTCGAGCTATTCAAGCAAGTTGATGCAGTTCCAGATAACGATTATCTCATAGAACTGTATTTTTCAATGGACATCGGTCATGATGTGTCTGCTACGACTTGTGGTGCTTACGGTCTATCTGTAAATAATAATCTCTATGTGTTAGATACGTACTACTACAGCCCGGCAGGTAAAGTAAACAAGAAGCCACCGACAGAACTTGCGCAAGATGTGCATGATTTTATTGAGAAAGTGTGCGATCGCTATAACATGGACCCGTCAAATATGACGGCTGATAGTGCAGATGGTGCTTTAGATAATCAGTACTATTCGATGTATGGCACGCATTGGCACAAAGTAGCTAAAAAGAAAAAAGTTGAGATGATCGACCGGGTGCAAGATATGCTTGCTCAAGGTCGTGTTTTTGTGCTTGATGTCGAAAGTAATCAAGTGTTTTTATCTGAGCATCGTGATTATCGCTGGGATGAAAAGACGTTGAACAGTGATGATCCAAAAGTTATCAAAGAAAAGGACCACACTTGCGATCAGTTTATGTATCTATGCGTAGATAATGAACGAGCATTCGACTTGAAGTGGTAAGGAGGCGATAAAGTGAACGTGCTTTCTGCTGTTAAAAATTGGTTTAGGAAAGGTGGTGCAAGCTTAGGCATGATAAAGAGTCTGACTTTAGTAACCGATGATGAACGCATTGCTATGGAGCCTAGCGAATATACACGAATTAACATAGCAAAGAAGTATTATGCGAATGATTTTAAGCCTATCGAATTTATGAACAGTTACGGCGATAAGCGAACTCGAAAATATGAAACCGTCAACGTGACAAAACTAGCGTCAAGACGATTAGCATCGATTATCTTTAACGAGGGATGCAAAGTTGAGATCTTAGACGACAAAAAGGCCAATGCTCTACTTGAGAGCGTATTTTTAGACAATGAGTTCTATTTGGCGTTTGAAGAATATCTTGAAAAATGGATCGCTTTAGGCAGCGGTGCTATCCGACCATACGTGCAAGACGACAAAATCAAGCTTGCTTGGATCACTGCAGATCAGTTCTATCCACTGCACATCAACACAAATGAAGTCAAAGAAGCTGCGATCGCAAGTAAGACTACTGTTGTCGAGAATGACAAAAATGTCTATTACACGTTACTAGAATTTCACGAGTGGAAAGATAACGACTATGTGATCACAAACGAGCTTTATCGCTCTGATAGCCCTAATAGTGTTGGTGTGCAAGTTCCTTTAAGTACGTTAGAAGAATATGCCAATACGCAAGAAACAGCGACTTTAAAAGGGCTAGAGAAACCGTTATTTGCATTCTTTAAGACGCCTGGCGCTAACAACAAGATGTTAGAGAGTCCACTAGGCTTAGGACTGATAGATAACTCTCAATCAACAGTCGATGCGATCAATCGTACGCATGATGAATTCATTTGGGAAGTGCGATCTGGTAAGCGGCGCATGGTCGTGCCTAAATCATGGCTCAAACGTCCAAATGCTAATTCAAGACGTAGAGACAACGAAACACACCCGCCGATGTTTGATCCTGACGAAACCGTATATCAAGGGATGTATGGCGCTGATGAAAACATCGGCTTTCATGACATGTCTGTTGCTATACGTGTTGAGCAATATTCAAGTACGATGGAGTTCTTCTTACATGAATTTGAAAACGAGATCGGACTATCACAAGGTACATTCACACAAAGTCCGAGCGGTGTGCAGACTGCGACCGAAGTAGTGTCCAATAATTCGATGACATACCAAACTAGATCTAGCTATTTGACGATGGTTGAAAAGACGATCGCACAGTTGGTAGATGCTATTTTAGGTCTTGCTCAATGTGGCGAGCTGTTTAGCGATGGTAAAGCTCGCTGGACTGGTGACGTTCAAAAAGTGAACATCAATATTGATCCTAACGATGGTGTATTTATTGATCAAAATGCACAGCTTAAAAACGATCTGCAAGCAGTATCAGCAAACGCATTACCAATCAAACAGTTCTTGATTCGCAATTATAGCTTAGATGATGATACTGCTGATGAGTGGTTAAAACAGCTTGAAGAAGAAAAGGCGAGTTCAGAGCCTACACCAAGCGGTGAGATAGGCTTGTTCGGAGGTGCTGACGATGGAACTGGAGCAGATGCTAGCGAAAGCGGACCAGATATCTGATTACTACGTTAAGTTGCAGCAAAAGATATTTTATCTGCTGATAGACAGTTTTAAAACTACACGTCCAGAATTAGTTGATCAAGATGATCCTAATAGCATTTTAGAATGGCGCTTGCGTTCTTTGGCAAAGATCGGAGCGCTCACTAAAGATGTTATCAAGCTGGTATCTAACACATCTGGCAAAAGTGAAAGTTATATCTATGAACTGATCAGAAATGATGGCTTAGAAGCAGCGCAGGATATCAATGACGAGTTATCGACTGCTTTAAAACAAAATCAACCTGTCAGTCAAGAAGTTAATAGCATAATAAACAGTTATGCGGCGCAAACCTTCAAAGATATCGATAACAATGTCAATCAGTCGCTATTGTCTACCAATTATTCAAAAAACGGGGCTGTGAGAGCTTATCAAGACATCATCAATCAAACAGTCTTAGAAGTTCAAACGGGTCTTAAAACGCCTGACAGAGCCTTGAAAGATAATATCTATAAGTGGCGCGACAATGGTATTAAGACAGCTTTAGTCGATAAAGCGGGGCATAACTGGAGCTTAGAAGGCTATACCCGCACTGTTATTAGAACGACAACCGCTAGGACCTATAATGATCTGCGCATTCAAAGCATGAAAGATTTTGATAGTCCTTTAGCTGTCATGTCAAGTCATCCAGCAGCTAGGCCAGCATGTGCGCCAATTCAAGGTAAGATAGTCAATATCGTTCCAAAAGAAAGTGCCAAGTTCGATCCTGCATATCCTAGTATCTATGATCACGGGTACGGGACACCTGGTGGCTGTTTTGGGATAAACTGTGCGCATAAACTATATCCGTACGTTAAAGGCGTATCGCATAACTATCAAAAGCAGTACGATCCTAAAGAAGCTGTTGAAAAGATGAAAGTGCAACAACGTCAACGCTATTATGAACGTAATATAAGACGCCTTAAATACAATTTGGATCTTGCCAAGCGTCAAAATGATACAGATGGTATCAGGAAGTTTAGTCAATCTATCAGAGGTTATCAAGCTAAACTACGTCAAATAGTCAAGAATAACGACTTCTTAACTCGTCAATATGACAGAGAGCAGATCGTTAATAATAATGCAAAACTTCAACCATTTCGCAATGATTTAGGATATAATATGTATAGAAGAAAGGTGGCTGATAAATCTTCGACGCCACTAAGCAAAGCCGAGTTCAATAAAATAACTAAGGCTTTCAGAAAGTCTGGAGGCAAAATTCTTACAGGTCCTAAAATAGATAGGAGACTTGCTAAGCTTGATGCAGAAGCGTCAGTTATTGGCGACGATATAATAATGCTTTCTTCTAAGAGTGGTAGAGCTGCAATACGTGAGGAATTGATCCATATAAACCAAAAGCGTGTTTATGGTGAGCCAAAAGATGAAAAAGAGATTTGTTTAAGAGAAATTGAAGCTGGCAAGATTTTGCTTGAAAATGCCACTAAATGGAAATTAACAGAACGGGAAATAGAAAAGACAAAGTTACTGATGAAAGATTATAGTGAGATTCTTAACAGATTGGAGGGCTACGAATGAGGGTTGTCGATATTTTTTATGTGGAAAGCGAAGATATCTCGTGTGTGTCCATTAAACATAGAGGGCTGCGTTCTGGTCAAAAATTAATGGATGAAAACGGTAAGATGTATGAAATTTACGGTTTAAATACTAATGGTAGGGCATTGCTTAAGGGTATCACTCAAGCGCTTGTTCGTGGCAAATTTGAAGGTGATACTGTTACACTAATTGAGGATAACAATGGCTAAAAATGATTATTATGTACTGGTATATAAAATACTGATGTATCTATATAACTGCTTAAAAAGTGGCGAAGAAGTAGATACAGGCAAATTGACAGCGAATTGGTTAGGCATTAACGATCGATATTTTGAGTATATCTTTGATACTTTGAAGGATGAGGGTTTTATCTTAGATGTAGCATACATTGAAGATTATGCTGGGAAACGCCTTGATGACGGTATTATGATCAGCCCCAAGGGCATTTCTTATTTACATGAAAATAGTACAATCCAAAAAGTAAAGAGATCAGTAAAAGGGATTACTGATATTGTTGGCAATATTACACCGCTTTAGCACTGGCTGTATAGTTGGTGCTTTTTTGTTACAACTAAATATTCGACCTAAGCATGTCGTAAAACTGCTTATTTTTTATGCAGTAAATCTCGTGGGGCGTCCCACGTAAAAAATACACGTCAGGAGGACACGCATGAAAAAAGAATTTTTAGTTCAACTTGGTTTGAATGAAGAACAGGCTCAAGCTGTTTTAGTCCAATACGGCAAAGATGTAACGAGCATCAAAGCTAGCAATGAACAGTTACAAACGCAAGTTGACGAACTACAAACGCAAGTGGGCGATCGAGACAAACAACTCAAGAAGTTAGAAAAAGCTGCAGGCGATAACGCAGAGTTGCAAAAAGAGATCGCAGACCTGCGCGAGAAGAATGAAAAGCAAGCTAATGAGTGGCAAAACAAAATTAGCGAGCAATCAAAGAACTTTAGTATTAGCAACGCTTTGCGTGATGCAGGAGCAAAGAACGTTAAGGCGGTCACAGCATTATTAGACATGGACAAGGTATCTGTTGATGATAACGGCAATTTGCTTGGTCTATCCGATCAAGTCAAGTCGTTACAAGAAACAGATGCCTATTTGTTTGCTCAAAAACAAGAAGAGCAACAAGAAAAGCCAAAAGTCGAGCTTTTTGCTGGTGGCAACCCTAATTCAGCTACTCCAAAGGATCCTAGCAACATGAGCTTAGACGAGCAAAACGAGCTTTATCACAAGGATCCTGCGCAATGGCGAAGCTTATTTGGCCAAAAATAGAAAGGTGGAATTTTAATTATGGCAACTCATTTGTCAGACATGATCATTCCTGAAGTTTTCGGGAATTACGTATTGAACACAGCACTTAAAACTAACCGTTTCGTGTTGAGCGGTATCTTAACACCAGATCCAGATCTTGGACCACGTTTGCGAGATGCAGGTACAAAGATCACAGTACCATTTATCAACGATCTCTCTGGTGATCCAGACAACTGGACCGATACAGACGATATCGAAGTGAACCAACTCACTTCAGGTAAGCAATTAGGCTTGAAGTTCTATCAAACAAAGGCCTTTGGTTACACTTCACTATCTCAAATGATCTCAGGCGCACCAATTCAAACGGTGATTGGCAATCGCTTTGCTAATTTCTGGACCCGTGCAGATGAAAAGATGTTACTTGCCGTCTTGAATGGTGTAATGGGCGTCAACAAAGTCAAGAATACTAAATTTTACGATGCTACTGTTAAGACGCCAACAGACGCAGCATTTAGCGCCAAAGGATTTATTGCTGCTATCGGTTTGATGGGCGATCTACAAGACACTTCTTTCGGTGCGATCGCAGTCAACTCTGCTACTTACTCAATGATGAAGATGCAAAACCTTATCGAAACGATCCAACCACAAAATGGTGCTTTACCGTTTGAAGCATATAACGGCTTACGTATTGTGCTTGATGACGACATTCCAGTCGATTTGAGCAACAAGCAAAAGCCAACCACGACGTCTTATATCTTTGCACCGGGGGCGGTTCGTTACTCAACTGTTTTAGACAGCACAGAAACTAAGTACGATCCAATCAAAGATGGTGGTACTGATATTATTGTCCAAAAACGTATCGGTACGATCCACGTTGCTGGTACATCTGTAAAACCATCATTCGCACCAGCCAAAGGAACGTTCCCAACCATGGAAGAATTTGGCAAATCTAGCACATGGGAAGTCGTTGACGGTGTTGATCCACGTACGATCGGTGTTGTCGCATATAAAGCTGAATTAGATCCTGCATTAGTTCCAGGAGCAGAAGTTGCGTCAGCTGATACAGGCGCTTAAGAAAGGTCGTGAGCTGAATGCTAAGCTTTTCTGAATATCAAAAGCTTGGTGGTAGGCTGACTGACGAAGCTGTATACACCAAGCTAAAACGTGATGCAGTTCAGCTTTTGAACTCTGCAACGCAGATGTTTTATGTCAGAAACGATATCGATACTGATCAAGATGAGTGGCGTGTAAAGATGTTCAAGTTAGCATTAGTCGCTCAGATCGATTACACAAATGATGTTGGAGCTTCAACTGAGTATGAGATGTCGCAGAAAGCTGTTAAAAGCGTTTCTATTGATGGGACGACTGTCACAACAGATGGCACATTCAAAGATAGTAGCACTGGTGGGATCTATAACATCGCTTTAGATTACCTGTATCAAACAGGTCTACTTTTTGGGGGTGTTGACGTATGTTAAAGCCACCAAAAAGCATGTGCAATCAAAGTATTATCTTAAAGCTTAAAGTTGAGGATCCTGACGATATTTACGGCGAGTCTACTAATTTTGATGAGATCAAATTAGATAATTGCGTGGTCCATGCTCATACTGTTTACGAAGGTTCTAACAATAATCGTCAGATCGTAGCGAATGCAACTATCATGCTATACGCTGGGATCACAACACCATTTATCGAACTGACAAAAGAACACCTTGGATCAAAGATCGAATATAACGGTGTTGAGTACACGTTGACGAATATCAGTGAGTCAAGGGATCCGTTCAGCAACGAGCTTTACCAATACAAACTACAAGTTATTTAGGAGTGATTTAAGTGGGTGTTAAAGTCAATGTTAATAGCGATGGCTTAGGCAGAAAGCTCAGTCATTCCAGCTTGGCTCGTGGACGTAAAGCAGCGGCTAATGATGCACAGCAAGCGATGGAAAAGTATGTGCCAATGTTACACACGGACGCTTCGACTAACTTGCGTAGCATGTCTTTCGTAAATAGCGATGGGACTAGCATCAACTACAGCGCTGTATATGCCAGAGCTCAATTTTACGGGTTCGTAGGGCCTGCGCCTGGCTATCGAGTTCATAACTATACGACGCCAGGGACGTCAAGACGTTGGGATCTACGGCTAAAAGGCAATAAGCATGATATGGCGCTTGTTAAAGAAGCTTTCGTGAAAGGGGCTGAATGGAATGGATCTTGACTTGCAAGAGTCACTCGCTAAGTCGATTAGATCTGGTACAGGTCTAAAGCTAAAAGTTGCGTATCTTTCACCAGATAGTGACATTGGCTTAGTTCCAGTTCAAGGATCGCATGTTGTCGAGGCGGACTATTCCGGTAATCAACTTTGGCAATACAACTATGCGATCACGATCAAAACAAAGAGCGCACGAGAGGCTAAAGAAAAGCTATTTGCTATCAGTAATTATTTGAACGGCTTAGATGAGCTGACAAGTGATAACGGTAGCTTTAGATTTAACAATTTAGAAGTTTCTAGTGCGCCAAGCGAATTACTAGAAGATACTGTAGGAACGGTGATGTACGAGTTAGACATTGCCGTTTTTGTTCATACAAAACGATAGGAGGCCGTATAGATGGCAAAAAACACAAAACCCATTGCGGGTACAGAATTAACAACTAACGGCGCAGCGCTCAACGTTGTTAATAAACTATATTTAGATATCACAGACTCAACCGATTTGAATGACGTTACCACTGGTAAGTGGGCCTGGCTAGCTTTAGATATTACACAGATCACACCAAGTGCGAATGAAACTTCGCAATCTGATGCTGATTATGCCGGCAACGGCTTTGGTTCTACCGAAGTTACATCCAAGCGTTATCAATTAGCGGTAACTGGTAAGCGCCACAACGGCGATGCGGCGCAAGACTATGTTGCATCTAAGCAATTTGCGATTGGTAATGCGTTGCATACTCGTGCGCTTTGGATCGACAATGGTGAAGCTATTTTAGCAGAAGTTACCTTGTCTAACATCGTTCCAACCGGCGGGAATGCCAACGCCAACCAAACATTCCAAGTTACGATCGTGTTCAACGGTGCACCAGTTGCTATTGATGGCAAATTAGTGATGAGCGATCAACCAGAATCTGATGGCACATACACAGCAACAGTTACGCCAGCTACAACCGTGATCACACCAAAGAACCAAGACTAAAAACATAGAGACAGAGACGAGAAATGTGAGACGAAAAAAGAAAGGATATTTTAACTATGTCAGTAATCAATTTAGATCAACAACTAACAGTCGATAACAAAAAGACCGTGCAAATCGGTGGTAAGGAGTACGAACTGATCTTTAACGATAAGTTCGCTAAGCTTGTCGCAGATATGCAACTCAAGGTAGCAGAAGCAACAAAAGGCTTTGATGATGACGATAAGCTAAAGCAATTCGCTAAGAAAGAATACACCGAACAAAAAGAACAATTAATGACAGCTTTTGATGAAGGCAAGAAGATCGTTGTTGACGCTTTAGATCAACTTTTAGGCAAGGGTGAGGGCGAACGCTTGTATAAATACTACAACGAATCTACTCAAGCATTGACTGCATTAGTTGCTTTATTGAATAAAGCTGCAAATGATGCTGTGCGTGAAAATAAGGCTAAGAACCGAGCAGAACGCCGAGCCAAGTATAAGAAAAACCACTAGGAGTGCAGTATTATGCTGAGTTTGACACAAAATCCACTAAATGAAGTTGTGTTTGATGGTAAGACCTATCACTTAGACTTAGCTTTCGATACAGTTCTTCAATACCTAAAACTTTCATCAGATGATGAGCTTTCAAAAGAGGAAAAGGCTGAATATGCTATTGAGCTCTTTTTAGATGAGCAAGATCTACCTAGCGATCCAAAGTTTTATGAGCTGGTGTTTAAAGCTGTAAACGAAGAAATCACATCTGACCCTTACGGCAATAACATGCCAAACAGTAACCCGTTTGGACTAGCGCCAGTCAAATATTTTGACTATGAGCAGGACGCAGAGGCGATCTTTGCTAGTTTCATGCGTGAGTACCACATCAATCTACTTAAGCAACGTGGGAAAATGCACTGGCGGGAGTTCAAAGCGCTGTTTAATGGACTGAGCGAAAACTCATACATGCAACGTATCATCTCTATCAGACAGCGTGATTTGAGCGATGTTGAAGACGGTAAGATGCGACAACAGTTGACAGATGCTAAAAGCTACTACGCACTAGATGTGCCACAAAATGAAGTAGTTGATCAAGGTCAAGGAGCGCAAACATCAGCATTATCAGCTATGTTTAATGCTATGCGTGGACAAGTTATGAAAGGAGGTTAGTAAATGGCGTCAGATGCAAGTGTTGTTATTGACTTTGATGTCAAGATGCAACAATTAGAATCAGATAGAGATCAGATCAACAAGATTTTATCAGCGATCGGTGAAAACACTGGCGATAAGATGGATGATGAATTCAAGAAGTCGGCAGATAAAGTAGTCGATGAAGCTAAGCAAACTAAAAAAGATGTTGATGCTGAACTAAAGAAGCCAACAGCAGTGATCAAGCCTAAAGTTGATGATAGCGATGCACAAAAAGGCACGCAGAAGATCATCACGAGCTTGCGTAAGCTACCTAAAGAACAAAAAGTAAAGTTAGACGCAGACGCTAAAAAGGCCGGCATAGACGACTTTACGACCCTTTTAAAACGAGTTCCAAAAAAGACTCGGACTGAGATCCTAGCGCAAGCACAAAAAGGCGAAGTCATCGACTATGAAGCTTTGCTGAACAAGCTACCTAGAAAAATCTTAACTGATGTCCAGCTAAACGACAATGCGAGCGATAAGCTGAGAACTATCAAGAAAGAGTCAGAAAGCACAGAAACTGGTTTTACTCGTCTAAAGACGATCGTTGCAGGTTCGTTTTTGGGCGGCGCTGCATTGAACGGTATCAACATGTTAGTTGAGGGCTTGAAAGATGTTGTCGTTGAAGGTGCGTCTGCATCTGATGCGATGGACAAGTTCAGATCTACAATGCAATTAGGTGGCTTTGGTGAAGACGAGATTAAGAAGACATCTGATCAAGTCATGGATTACGCTAATAAAACGGTGTATGGACTTGATGACATTGCGAATACGACAGCTCAATTAGCTGCTAACGGCATCAAGAACTATATGGGATTGACAGAAGCTGCGGGTAACTTGAATGCGCAGGCTGGCGGTAACGCTGAGACCTTTAAGTCTGTCGCAATGATGCTCACACAAACGGCTGGCGCTGGTAAACTGACTACCGAAAACTGGAATCAGTTAGCTGATGCGATTCCAGGGGCCTCTGGTGTACTACAAAAAGCAATGAAAGATGCTGGAGCTTATACTGGTAACTTTAGAGATGCTATGGCTAATGGTGAGATCACAGCAGAAGAATTTTCCGACGCTTTGATGAAGCTTGGGCAAACAGATGGCGCTAAAAAAGCTGCTGAATCGACCAAGACTTTTGAAGGTGCTATCGGTAACCTTCAAGCTGCAGTTGTCGACGGCATGAAAAATGTCATTGATGCCTTTGGTAAGGACAAATTTACCGGTCCTATCAATTCATTAGGCAATATTGTTCAAGACACTTTTTCTAAGATAACCGCAACGATCAAAGACAATCAAAAGACGATCTCAACAGTTGGTAAAGTTATCAGTGAAGTATCTAGTGTGGTCGGTGGCGTTTTAGGGCAGGCATTCTCTGTAGCTAAAGAGGCCATCATAGGAATGGCAAGGGCAATGAAAGCTGCTATTGATAAGGTATCTGAGTTTTTACCATTTCTCTCGAAGGCAGATAAAGGTCTAGGATCTTTATCAAGGCATAAAATAGCTATCAAAGCTGTAGGAACTGCTTTGGGTGCGATTGCAACTGGTGTCTTAGCATTCAAAACGGCAGAAAAAGCTGTCAGAGGATTTAGTACGGCAATTTCTGTATTATCTAAGGCGACTAAGATTGCAACTGGCATTCAAGCGGCGTTTAACGCTGTCATGGCACTTAATCCAATCGCATTAACGGTAGCGGCAGTAGTTGCACTAGGTGTGGCTTTTTATCAAGCGTATAAGCACATCAAACCATTTAGAGACGCTGTTAATAAGTTAGCTAAAGTTGTGGCTGATTTTGCCAAAAAAGCTTGGAAATCAATTTCTAATTTCTTTAGCCAAGTCGTAAGAGCTACTAAAAAAATCTGGAAAGAGATCGAACCGATTGTTAAAGCTGGTATAAAAGCCATTTCTGCTGTTATTGAATTAGAAATGGCAATTTTAAAGAAAGCTTGGTCGCTTGCTTGGAACACTTTGTCTACAACGGTCAAAGTTGTTTGGAGAGTTATTGAGCCGATAGTAAAGCTAGGGATGGGCGTCATCAAAGGTGTTATCTCTGGAACGATGAGCATCATCAGTGGACTTTGGAAAGGTGCTTGGAACCTGATCAAAAACGTCTTGCATGGTGTTTGGGAGATCATGAAACCAATAGTAAAAACTGCATTAGATGTGATCGCAGATGTTATCAAGATAGTAACTAATGCTATCAAAGGCAACTGGTCTGGCGTTTGGAACGGTATCAAAAATCTTTTCAGTGATGTTTGGAACGGTATCAAATCTATCGGTTCTGGAGCGATCAATGGATTAAAGGACATTGTCATTGGCGTTGCTAAAGGTATACAAAGCGCTTGGGAAGGCATTTGGAATGGCGTTTCTAGATTCTTTAGTGGAATTTGGGACGGCATGAAAGGTGCTGCTAAAGCTGGATTTAATGGGATCATTGATTTTGTTAATAGTGGTATCAAAGGTATCAACGGTGTTGTCCATTTCTTCGGTGGTAAAAAGCAAACTATTGACCTTATTCCACGCTTAAAAGGTGGCGGTCGTATGTCTAAATCAACGCTAGCGCTCGTAAACGATGAAGAGAGCTCAACATATCGAGAAGCTATCTTTAGACGTGATGGATCAGTAGAATTACCACAAGAGCGTAACGTGCTTACTCATTTAGAAGCTGGCGATGCTGTTATGCCAGCTAAACAAACCGCTATGTTGTTGGGATTGCCACAATACAAGGGCGGTTTTGGCGACTGGCTAGGCAAGGCAGCTGACTGGGTAGGCGATGTTAGTGGTGACATTGGTGAATGGCTGGCTGACAAGATTGACCAACTAGAAGATGCGTTGAAGAACCCACTAGAATTGCTGATGAGTCTATTCAAGAAAGAGAAGAATACTACTAGTGGTATTTGGCATGACATCAGTGCAGGCGCTGGTGAATATATACCAAAGTCTGCAGTCGACTGGTTCAAAAACAAATTGTCAGAGTTCAAAAAGAAGTTCGATGAATCTGGTGGTAATCCTCCCGGTGAAGGTGCGAAACGATGGGAGCCTTATGTGAAAAAGGCTTTGGCAGCTAACGGCTTACCAACATCACCAGCCTATGTAAACGCATGGTTAAGCCAAATTCAGACTGAATCTGGTGGTAATCCTAAAGCTGTGCAAAATGGGTATGTTGACGTTAACACGTTAACTGGTGACTTGGCAAAGGGTTTGTTACAGACGATTTCAAGAACATTCAATGCGCACGCTTTTCCAGGACACAAAGATATCTTTAATGGCTACGACAATATGTTAGCCGCGATCCACTATGCTAAAGCTCGCTACGGTTCAGATATGTTAGCTGTAATTGGACACGGTCACGGTTACGCTAACGGCGGTCACGTATACAACAAGCAACTTGCTTGGATCGCTGAAGATGGTGACGAATTCGTGATCAACAATCGTAAGCCAAATGCTGACTCGTTGTTAGCTAGTGCGATCAAGCAACGCGCTGAAATCAATCCAAATAGTTTTAGCGCAAAGATCGCACATATCATTGACAGCGCTAAGTTCAGCGGATCTAACGGCTACGGTATAGCACCAAGCACTAGTCAAACAAACAGTACTACTCACAGTACGCAAAGTTACGCAAGCACTGATTATAGTCAACAAATCGAAGCTATTAACCGCAAGCTTGATATCATTGCTGACAAGCAAGTAAAGGTTGACGGGCGAAGTTTCGCAGTTGCTTATGAGAAATATGGATCGCATGAGCGCAATCAAAGAGATATTTTAGGAAAGAGAGGGATGGCGGTAGATGTCAATTTCTAGCAAAGCGTATGGCTTTACGTTCAATGGCAGGCATTCGAGCGAGTTTGACATGCGTGTTTTAGATACAAAACAAATAACGCTACCTCAAAAGCGAAAAAGCTTGATACAGTTGCCGTACAGCTCAAAACAAGTAGACTTGAGCAACGTCTACGGCGAGAATGTCTATGATGAACGCACGATCACATTTCCTTGCAAGATACCGTTTGGACGTGAAGATCCATACGAACTGTATAATCGAGTAACTGAGATCACACGTTGGTTATATCAACCAGTTGGTAAAATCTTGCTACGTGATGATGCAATGCCAAATTACGCATTCATGGGCGAAGTGCAGACTGCTCCAGCGCTAGAAGAAAACTATAACTTTTCAAAGTTGACGATCACATTTCAGTGTGATGCTTATCGACTCAAGAAGCGCTTTGACGATGTGTGGGATCCATTCAGTTTTGATCTGGATGCAGCACAAGAAACAGAGTTCGCTGTCAAAGAGTTTGAAAATCTGATGTTGATCAATACTGGCGATCGTGAAGCTGAGCTATCTGTTGAGTGTGATAATCCAATCGATCTAATCTTGAATGATCAACGTTATCACTTGGGAAGTGGAACTAATGCTAGTGATGATCTGATATTGCCTAAAGGTGAAAGTTTGATCACAATCGTCGGTAGTGGCAAAGTATCGTTTGACTGGACGGAAGAGGTGATCTAATGAGCAAAGGATATCGAGTTACTATCCGAGAAGGTTGGAATGGACCAGAGATGTTGCTCAACTCTGATGTTTATCAACGCATCAGGTTAGTGTCTGCAACTGTGTCTAAAAGCGTTAGCGCTTATGACAGCTTTACATTCACGTTAGATCCTTCGCATAAACTTTATGCGATCATCAAGCCGTATAAATTCTTTGTCAAAGTGACACGTCCAGATAAAAACAAAGTAATATTCGAGGGCCGTGTTTTGGCTTATTCAGACAGTATGGATACTAGCGGTATTATCCAAAAAACAGCGGTTTGCGAAGGGTTAGAAGGCTTTTTACATGATAGTGTGCAACCGTGGAAAGAGTTCCACGATACAACGCCTAAGGACTTCTTACAAGCTCTTATAAACGAGCATAACAAGCAAGTCGAAAGCTTTAAGCAAATGCGTTTAGGCAATGTCACCGTTACTAATTCGACTGATAACGTTTATCGTTTTGTCGACGATACAAAAGATACGTACGACAACATTCAAGACAAGCTCGTCAGTCGTTTAGGTGGCGAGCTTAGAGTTCGTAATGAAAATGGAACGCTATATCTCGACTATATGCCAAAAATCGGTGGAACGGCTACGCAGAAGATAAAGTTGGCTAAGAACTTGCTGTCATCTTCAAGGAATATCGATCCTACCGAAGTAGTAACGGTACTTAAACCGTTGGGAGCTACACAAGAGCGTCAAACAAACGAAGAAAACAAGACTGAGGTATCAAGTCCACGTTTAACGATCGCTAGCGCTAATGGTGGCAATGAGTATCTGCGAGATGAAGAACTGATCAAAGAATTTGGGATCAGAGCTAAAGTTCAGACGTGGGATGATGTCAATGCTGCTGATACTTTGTTGCAGAAGGGACGTGCTTATCTAGCTTCACAAAAAGCTATCAAATACGAGATACAACTAACATATGTTGACCTATCTTATATCAAAGATGGTGTTGCTATGTTTGATTGCGGAGATACTGTTACTGTGCAGAATGTCTTGCAAGGCCTGGAAATCGATGAACGGATCGTGTCAATGTCGATAGATCTATTGCAAGTTCAAAACACAACAATGACGCTAAGTAACGATCCTCTTTCTGTCAACGCATATAGAAATCAATCATCGCAAGCTTATGATGCTGAACGTGATGCTTTTTATAATTTGATCAGAGATCAGAAGTTAAGTACTGCAGATCTCGAAAAGGCACTTAAAAGTTCAAATGCTCAAATCAAAAGTCTACAGCAGGCTTTGCAGGAGTTGGAAAACAAGTTCAATGGACAGACACCACAGCCACAACCTATGCACATTGGAAAAATCATTGATGTTTCTGAATGGCAAGGTGTGATCGATTGGAATAGCGTTGTCAGAGATGACGTAACTTTGAGCATTATCCGAATTCAAGACGGATCATCGCACCAGGATCTGAAATACATGGAAAACTTGCAAAAATGTATTTCGGCTGGTGGAAAGTATGCTGTATATGCTTATTTTCGTGGTACATCGACATCAGACGCACAACAAGAAGCACGAGATTTTTATCAAAGAACACAGCGGGTTGTTGCTAACAAGCAGCAGCCTGTTTTTTATGCGATCGATGTCGAAAGTACTGAAATGGGTGGCAATGTGTCGCAAATGCGTGCCGGTATCGAAGCGTTCATGTCACAGCTTAATACTTTAGGTGTTCCAGACCACAAAATCGTGTTATATATCGCAAATCACCTGTATAACAGTTTTAACTTGAATACTGCTAGAGCTGGCGCTATCTGGATCCCTAGCTATGGGCAAAACGACGGTTCTATCGTCAATAGTACGAAACCTACGCACCCTTACGATCTTTGGCAGTATACAAGTAAAGGCCGTGTATCTGGGATCACTGGCAACGTTGATATGAACACAGAGCCTAGCGACAAATTCAAGGCTTATCTTAGTTGAAAGGAAGTGAGAAAGTGACATATCGAGATAATACACCGATCACGCAAGAAGATCTAAAAAAGCTTCAACGTGATATCTCTGTTGGTGACGTTGAGAAGGTTGCTCAAACTGTTGCTACATGGCTTAGAGAAAAAATGTACGGTAAAGACGTACGTGAGACATTAGCACAGTGGGCGATCTATACAGCACGTATCGCGCAATATCTGATCAATGATGAGCAAGAATTTAAGCGAGTGATGAACGATCTGAAACTCGAGCTTGTAAACAGGCAAGGACAAGTTGAAGGACGACAAACTGACTTAGAGAACCAATTCCTGCAAGTGATCGCAAATGCAACAGTCGATAGCGAAGTTATTCTAGCACGTAATTCTAATCGTTATGGGAGTTACATCACGTTAGATAATCGACTTGAGCACATTGAAAGCTTATTAGCATCATATGTACCTGCAGGCTTCACGATCACGTTGAAACACAATCAAAATCGCAATCCACGTGTAAATATTCTTTACTACGAATATGCGATCGGTACTGAAACTGGTGGTTTAGGTACTGGTCCGAGCAATTCGTTCGGTGGTACTAACTTCACAAGCGTAGCGCCACAAGTCGACTACCAAGATCTGAATACTGTTGTGATCCATTTGCCAACTGTATATTCAATGCACGGTACAGTCGAGTATAAGAATGGGTACTGGTATCTTATTGACGGTTACAAGACGCTACGATTTGATCTAGGCAATGTTAATGATCAACGAGCGTTGGCTGGCAACGGTCAGCATCAAGTATCGACTGACTCAGTTGCGCCACCGCAAACAGATCCACAACCAGCCACAGTGACGGCGCCACGTAATTTACGTGCAACACGGATCAATGACGAAACAGAAAAACTTGATTGGAATGAATAACAAAGGAGGCTGATAGATAATGTCTATCTCATTACAACCGATCGTTACAGGGATGAATGGCGGTCCAGAAGCGATCATGCAAAACTTTAACAATGTAAAAAATGAAATGGAACGTATGAATGGGAATGTTGTAGAGATCCCAAAAGAACAATTTACGTCAATCAATGGATTTAGCATGGATCGCAATGCTTGTCGGGGGTTTATTTATAAATTTGATAGCTTTGCAATTATCGTTTTAGGAACGTATATTGGCAATGTTACATTGAAAGGCTGGACATATAAAGAAGCCGTAACGATCCCTAAATCGTACTTGGACGGATTTTCAAAGTTTCAAATGTTCAATGATAACCGACGAACAACGGATGATTCATGGCAATATGACGTTGATTTTAAAATCGATAAAGGCGCAATGACAGTGTTTACACGTGGTAACGAATATAACAACAAAGGGCTAGATGTCACTATTTCTGGCATCTTATACAATTAGGAAGGGAAGTGAGCTACAAATGATGATCTATTGTTTTGATAAAACGACAAAAGAATTTGCATACACTGATGTGATCGATGATGGGACACCAGTACCAGAAAACGCAACAACGATCGCGCCAGTAAATGCAGACGGCACAGGTATGTATGCACCGTCCTGGAATGGAACTAATTGGGTGCCAATGTCGGAAGAAGAATTTCAAGAAAAGTATGGCCAACAGCAAAGGCCAGATAACGTTCCAGAAATTTCAGAAAGCCAGAAACAAGAAGCGCAATACATGCTTGAAATTACAAGAATGAAAGCAAATATTGCAGCTAATACAAAAGCTATTGCAATGTTAACAAAACAGCTAACTCAAATGACTTTAAAGACTAAGGAGGAGCAATAACATGTTATTTGATTACAGTACAGTAAACCTATATTTCAATTTGGGGCTATTTACCAAACAAGATGTAAAGGACTTCGTAACAGTAGGATTTTACGCACAATCCGATTACGACAAGATGTTCCCAGAAGGCTAAGGCGGGTGATCACAAATGAAGTTTTTCATTTATCGTGGTGAAGGCTCGACTGGACAACTGCAAAAAGTTGCAGAAGTCACAGATACAACGACATACACCGCAACGAATCTGAAAGCTAAAACAACGTATCGTTTCGCTGTTTCTGCGCATAACGGGCTACGTGAAAGCGAGAAGTCTAACATTGTTACTGTGGCAACGTCTGGTATTTCTGCAGTATCAGTTACATTGACGATCAACTCGACTTCGCTTGAAGTTGGCGGGATCGCTAAAGCTACTGTGACGATCAATCCTTCAAATCAAACTGACGGTACAGCTACTTATACGTCATCTAATACGCAAGTTGCAACGATCGACCAAAACGGGAATATCACAGCTAAAAAGACTGGTACGACAGATATCAAGGCAACTATTGGTGGTGTTGAGTCTAGCTTAGTGCGCATCACAGTATACGAAGCGTTAGTTAACGTCAGCGGATTGCATAGCTCGAACGTGACGGCTAATAGCGTGACGTTGAATTGGAGTTGATAGCAAATGCAGTATCGCATTTATAAAGATAACGTCAAGATCAAAGAAACGACATCAAAGCAAGTCGAGATCACAGGTCTAAAGCCTAAGACGTCATATACTCTCGGTGTTTCAGCATACAACGGGCTGCGTGAAAGCACACGAGCTACGATCACGATGACAACAAGAGGCCTTGTGATGATCGTTGATAAGGCGTTGCAAGTTGGATCAGAAGTGACATTTGAATACGTTGAATACCCGTTTGGTATCGTTCCTATTGGAACTGAGCCGACGGGCCTTTTTGGTGGTGGAAATCGTCAAACGCTCAAAGGTAATGTCGTATCTGTTGCAAACGGACAAAGCAGAGTTGAACTAAAAACAAGCTTTGATAAGTTGTCTGACGAACTAAAATTGACTACAAATCTGCAATCCCCTGGAGAAAATCTAGTTGTCAATTCAAGTAACTTCAAAAATCTAAATGATTGGTCATCTAATACGTCGGACCAACCGCATTTAAGAACTCACTCTTTTTGGAAAAACGACACTCAAAACTTGATGGTTTTATCTAATAGGACAAAAAATGAAGTTACTGTTGGATCTGCTAGATTTAGAGTAAAGCCAAATACTAACTATACACTTAGTTTTTCTGGTTTTCATAACTATGCTTTAGCTAGCTATGACGTCTATTTCTTAGCTCGTATGCACACTAGCAAGAGTGATTTCACACAAGCTATATTACCGATTGCCAGCCAAAAATTAAGTATAAGCGGTGTGGTTAATAAATCTGTTGTTTTTAATACTGGTAACAACGATGAAGGATATATTCGCTTTGATAATAACGCTACTATAACAAATGGAGAATGGGCTGATTTGTATTTAGCAGATATCAAAGTTGAAGAAGGAACACATGCAACGCCGTGGACGCCAGCAAGACAAGATATTTACGGTACAAATCAACTTGACGCTAATTACTCTGGCTTTGATGGCTACAAGGCTATTTATTTGAAATGATTTTTTAGCGGTGGGTGGGAGGCATAAAAGGAGGTGCTGTTTTGCATCATGAATTCTTAGGCTTAAGCTTGGGCGATTGGACTGCAGTAGTTTCACTCGCCAGTATTTTCATTGGCACGTTAGTTAAAGCTTTGACACACTCACTTGAAACGGCACTTACACCGTTGAGAATGACGATCAAAGAATTAAATGACAATATCGCTAAACAGGAGCAATTAGGCTCAAAGCGTGAGCAGATGATCCAAAACAACAAGATTGATATTGTCGCTCACACAAAAGAACTTGAAGATCACGAGCGCAGAATTTCTAAGCTTGAAGACGAAAAATAAAGGGGGTACATCAAATGGAATTTAACGATGTCGTAGTCACATTGTTAGTGGCTGTTTTGACAGCGGTAATTAGCTACTGTGGTCATTCACTAGCTAAGAATAGTCAAGCTCTGACTATTTTACGAGCGCTTGAGCCGCTTGCCAAAGACGCAGTGATCGCAGCACAAAAGTTAGGCGTTACAGAATACTTAAGTGGCGTAGCGAAGAAAAATCATGCGGTGCAAGTTGTTGCTCAGACGCTTTCTAACGCAGGGTTCACTGTTAAAGATGAACAAGTCATCAAGAATGCAGTAGAAAAAGCGTATGCACAACAGCGTGATCTATTGAAGCAATATCCACAAAAGAAGGAGGACTAGATTGATGAAAAAGAAAATTCTTGGAGTTGTCGCAACGGCAGCTCTTTTTTTATCGCTCGCAACACCAATGACTGCTCAAGCTGCTAAAGGCGATCATGGTGTCGACTGGGCTAAGTATCAAGGAGCGAATGGTATCTTTGGCTATCCGCATGATAAGTTTGCGATCGCTCAAGTTGGTGGCTACTATAACGGGTATTTTGCTGATCAGTGGACCTATCCGACGCAAGTTCAATATGCGATCGCTCAAGGCAAACGAGCGCACACATATATCTATGCTCGCTTTAGTAATAAATGGGAAGCAGATCAAATGCTAAACCACTATTTGCCAAAAGTGCAGACACCCAAAAAGTCAATCGTGGCTTTAGACGTGGAAGACGGCACGCCAAATACAGAAGCAGTACTGTATGCTCTGAATCGTGTTGAGAAGGCAGGTTATACCGCTGTTTTGTACGGCTACAAGAGTTTCTTACTCAATCATGTTGACTTAGCACGGATCGCACGACAATATCCACTTTGGCTGGGCGAATATCCAGATTACAACGTCACGCCAGAGCCAAATTACAACTATTTCCCAAGCTTTAACAATATCGGTATTTTCCAGTTCACTAGCACATATATTGCTGGTGGGCTAGATGGCAATATCGATCTAACTGGTTTGAGTGATGTGGGTTATAAAGGTGGCAATGTTGAAAAGCCAGTGACAAAACCTGATGCAGTTCAGCAAGGGATCATCGCTGATAACACACCAAAGAAGAATATCACAACTGGCTACACCGTTAAGGTCAACTTTAGCGCTAAAAATTGGGCTAGTGGTGAAACAATTCCAAGCTGGGTCAAGGGACGTGATTATCCAGTTATTCAAACAAGTGGCAACAAAGTCTTACTCGGTGGCATCATGTCTTGGATCGACCGCTCTAATGTTGAGATCCTATCGACAGCTAAGCAAAACAACGCTCAAGCTACAACAGGTACGTACACTGTGCGAGCTGGTGATAGCTTGAGTGCGATCGCATCACGCTTTGGTACAACAGTCGGCGCATTGCAGAGTGTTAACAACATTCGCAACGCTAATTTGATTTATCCTGGTCAAGTACTCAAAGTCAGCGGTCAATCTACGATCATGAGTGTATACACCGTGCGAGCTGGTGATAACTTAAGTGTGATCGCTAGTCGTCTAGGTACAACAGTATCGCATCTACAAAGCGTAAACGGGATCAGAAACGTCAATCTGATTTATCCCGGCCAAAATTTGCGCTACTAGGTGTCGCTATGCGTAGGGTAACAATAAACAATAGTCTGCAGAAAGCTCGTGACACGAGTCGTATTTATGAACTTTTGTTGTTTGACGACGACAAGCAGACTATCGTGTCAGAAAATGATAGCGTCACTGTAAAGATCGGAAACAGGACAGGCTTTTTACTTGATATCGCTCCTGGTATCGAAAACGGTGCAATCACGATCGATAGCGCAAAGTTTGCTGATCTGCCTGCAGATGACTATCGCTTAGAAATTTGGATGTATCGCAATGAAAAGTTATATATCTATCCAGACGAAAAGCAAATCACGCTGCGCTTATCCAGCACGCTCAACGACATCACAGGTACAACGCTAAGCACGATCACGATCGAGCAACTTAGAAAAGAACTCGCTGAAAGTGGTGGCGCTGGTGTACCTGTCGTTGGTCCAAAAGGCGACCAGGGGCCACAAGGTGAAACCGGTCCCAAAGGAGACCCTGGACCAGCTGG